ACAAAGATGCCAGTGTCACCATTTCCTTCTATCGTACATCCTGAAATGTTAATCTTATTGTGAGATGCCGCTAGATGTATTCCGATATCAGTGTTAAGCCATATTAAACAATTGGTGATGTTAAGTATGTTTTGGATCACTGCGCCGCCTGCGTAGATACCATTAGTATTGTTTCGTATCTGTGAGTCAGAAAGTGAATTCACCCATCCATCATAAAAATACACACCATATGATGTGCATGAAGTCACAATAACGCTTTCCACATTCGTATGAGACACATCGGTGAGGTCTAACCCGTACGCTGCTTTATTACTGCCAGCAATTTTTATGTCTGATATTGAAAACGGGATGTTAAGTGCCGTGCCAGAGCTATTCACCTGTATCACGCTATCAATGGCACCCGCAGCACTGGACGCATTTATTTCAGTATTAATTCTGCCAGACCCCTTGAAGGCATAAGCACCTGTCCATACACCAGTGATGTCTATACTAGAATCAACGATATATATGCCAGGAGGGAATTTGACATTGAGGACTCTGGATGCACATGTGGCCACTGAAGCAACCATTTTATTTATCGCAGCTGTGCTATTCGTTTCATTATCTCCAGCCGCACCCCACCACTGAGGCGGTACATCGGTAACACTACCTGCCCCAAATGTAACTGTGCCATCACCACTAAAAGCCTGATAAAGCCCGGCACTGAAAGGACCATTCATCGAAAGCGTTTTGCCTGAACTTATTGCAAACGAACCTCCATTATTAACAACAACCGACCAGTTGGGATCTATAACAGTATTTGCATCTATGGCTTCAACGTCACTAACAACAAACGTCAATGGGCCTGTGCCAAGAGTTGATTGGGCTGCTACGATATTGGTGTAGTCTCGATTGTCATAAGCTGGCTTACTCTGCACCTGCCAGTCGGTTCCGTTTCCGGTGATCTGGTGGCCCAGGGTCGGAGTCAGTGCCGCTATGTCGTCGAGGTCGTCATCCCAAGCTTGTACGTTTGTTCCGATTGCTACGCCTAAAGAGGTTCTTGCTGTGGTCCCAGACTCGGCAACCGGGTCAGTTGTTCCATCACCTACAATGAACTGGCCGTCTGTAAGGACTGACATTGCAGTGACTGCTTCTGTGCCTGAGCCAAGAAGGACACCACCATCAGTCAAAGTGCTGGCCCCGGTACCTCCGTCTGCAACAGGAACGTCTGTGCCGCCTGCACGATACGCGACATTGCCTTCAATTCCAATATCTCCCGTACCAGTACGAGTAATGGTCGTGTCTGCCAAGCTTCCCAATTCTATTGAAGTTCGAGCCGTAATGGTGTTGTACACAATGTTGTACGCAGCACCTGCGGAGAATAGGGCAGCAATAGTTAAAGCGATAAAGATAAGTATTTTGTAACGTTTCATAATACACTCCTTAAACGGCATACAAAGTGCCATACAAATATACAGTATTTCCAGCCGATCCACTTTGAGTTGCGACTTGAACTTGAATAACGGTTCCCGCAGCATATGACTTCACTTTAGAAGGCACCATGCCTGCGGGAGGATAAATAATAACAGCATCATACTGAGCATCCAAATTTAATAACTCAGTAGCATACACAAAATCAGTCTCTGCTCCGTCTTGCCCACAGCTTATTGTAGTGGTCGCTCCGGCGTCAGCCGCAGCCACAACCATGAGATGATCCAATACTAATCTCGTAGCATCCGGGACCGTATAAACCGTAGTGTCGGCATCCGCAGCGAAGGATACCGTCGTAGAACTAAGTAGCTGGACAGCCCCCGTCAAATCTGTAGGAGAGATGGCCGTGATAGCAGCTACAGTGGGTGCCCCCGTGGAAGCATCAAAGTACAATACTTTACCTCTTCGATCAATGGATGATGCCAAAGTAACTATGCTTGTTGTGGGATCTGTTTCTGGATAAACCAAAGAACGATTTGCTTTACCTATCGCATCTATAGCAATACGTGTCTGCTTGTCCAATGCATCTTCTATATTTTCCGCACTGAAAGTGCCTCCATGCTCCAAATCAAAGGTCTGCGTTTTAGCCGTCGCTCGGACAATGTGGATCTGCGAGGTAGTAGCAATGGCCGTGACCGTCGTGACCGTACCGCCAGTGTCGCCGGTGATTGCCACGGTATAATTTGTGGTAAGCATTAAGGTGGCCTCCACGCCAGTTGCTGTGATACGCGAGTAGCAGATTATCTCAGAGCTGTCCGACACAGGGAAACTGAAAGGCACTGCCTGCCCTATTACTCCAGAGCCTGTGGCAGATGTCCTATTGGTAGTGTTGGAAAAAGCCATTAGATTATCCTTGTATTACTGTCGTATTTGTGTATAATATAACACTATGGATACCAACAAAATCTGCCCAAAGTGTAACCAAGAAAAGAAGTATATGTACTTTCATAAGAGTAAGAACCGAAAGGACGGACATTGTGTATACTGCAAAGAATGCGTAAAGCTCTTTCAAAAAACGCAAAAATACAAAGACTATCAAAAAGAATACCAAAAAAGATATGGCAAAACTGCCAAGGGCAGAATGCTCAAACTCAGACAAGCCAAAAAATACCAAGCAGCCAATCCCGATAAGGTAGAACAATACAGAAAAAGCGAAAAAGGAAAACAGGTTCACAGAAGAGCCCAAACTAAGTACTATAAGAGCAACCCTTTGGTGTGTGAGGCTCATCTGGCGGTTAGAAAAGCTATTAAGAAGGGACTGTTGCATCCTGCAGGCTACTACAAATGCTTTTGTTGTCCTAATCAAGCTAGTCAGTATCATCATCATAATGGTTACTCAGAAGAGCATAAAATTGACGTAATGCCTGTTTGTCATTCTTGCCATACTGGCATACATAAAAAAGATTAAACTTCATTCTAACATGGTTCCTTTTTATCGACCCACTGATTTTAGTCTTGGCACCAAAGCACGGATAGTGCAGGGTGTTGGATCATCTGATGTAAATATTACACTATCTTCAGCATCAAAACCACCTTCATGTACCAATACTTTATCTCCTGTGAACAGGGCTGGAGGAGATCCATATGCCTCATTTGTCCTGAAATCTATATTGAACAAATTATCCATATCTATACCGTAATTCACATTTACGCTCTCGTAGAAGGATGCCACTATCTCAGGGAATCTCTTAATAGACCCCTTGGTCCCCCCATCAACCTGCAAATCGAACCTCATCGGCTTTACTGTGCACCTAAAAGGAAGTCCTGAGATCACATGGCTGGCTGTCTCCACCAGTGTGATGCCTCCTGATGATGGTGTGGCACGGGCAAAGACGGCTCCGTCACCCAGGACAACACATTCCTCTACATCTAAGTGATCCAGTCCAGTGATTGACGCAGTCGCTATGGAGTTATACTCAAGGCCACAATCCACGAACCATCCATCGTCCTGGTTGGTATACTTACGTGGTTGCATCTGTTCCAGACAATAGACGGATGAGCCATTTAAGGATCTCAAAGTCACGATCCACACTTCATCTTCAGTACTGCCTGGGATCACAGCCACAGACTTGGTCAGATCCCCACTACGCATCGGGTGACGCGACCATGCCACTACTTCTTGCTCCGGCTCATATACCAAAGATAGCAGCTCTCCATCCCCCGTCACACTCCACAAGATAGAGTCAGGGTTCTTCTGATAGTCCCAATCAACAATCCCGCCTTCGGTGATATGCTCGGCCAGTGCCGTCAGGTCTGTAGCAATGTACTTATCCCGGCTGCCGTCATAGGATTCTTCTCTGACCTTACGCCCCACGGAATCAACAAACAATGTGGCGGTATTCATGACGATGGCCTGCATCGCCTTGGACCCATAGGTGGTTTGTTGCTTGAAACTGAAATTCGTCGGCGTTAGTGCTTCGTCGAAAGAGCTGGAACGGACCCGCCATTCCCCGGACGTGGTGCCAACCAACAATGCTTCGCTAGCGGAGATCCATTGAATAGAGCAACGTGTATCACTACTCATAGTCAAGCTAAAGGACTGGTCATCATTTGTCCCTGCCTTGAAATTCTCGTAGTCGTCCGTTGCTGAGAACCATACTGTTTGGGGCTGGTTGTCATTGCCAGCATAGACAGCCCGCTGTTCAAAGAATGTCATTGCCTTAGGCCAGCCACGATAGTCGGACCAGCATCCCTCCGCCCAGCGGAGATCTGCCGTAGTATTGGCAAATGTCTTAACCACTGTCATGGCTGCAATTGTGGTAGATGTGATAGACGTGATCCGACAAATGCCCGTTTGGGTGGAACTGTTGACCGTTAAATCAGCATTGATCGTACCGCTAGTGTGCTCCGTCACATTGATTCTGTATAGGATATCGTCTTCTGCTTCGCTGCCGGTATACTGTACGTTCCTATCGTTATTGGACGTCCAACTACGGAAGTTTTCCCAATTGCCTCCAGAGATTTGCCTTTGCAACGTAATGGTGCCGATCCATGTTCCACTAGTATTGAGACTGAAAGCACCCTCTACCAGGATGGAAGTATCAATCACACCCGTTGTGTCCTTCGTGCTAGTGCCCTTCACAATCGTGTTAACACGCGGATGGGTCACGTTGAACAAAGCTCCTATATGGCCTGCGACAAAGGATAAATTTGTGGTGGCCGACAGTGTCAATGTCCCTGTGCTCGTTGTAACTGACGGCGTCATAGTAACTGAATCGTCATTGGACAAATCATTGCGTTTCTGAAAAGGCCCGCCATCAAATGTTATAGCCGACAGGTCAAAGGCTGTCGCAGATGTCCTTGTCAACTTCCGTGGTTGATAATCACCATGCACTAGCCAGGTTACGTCATTCGACTGCTTATATTGCACTTCAAATAGATCGGCTGCCAAGTAAGGCGTGACAGTAGATACTCGCGTTGCCCCATTTAAAACCTCACCACCATTGTAATAATAATAGAACTTCAAGTTTTCCATCAACACAACATATGCAATTGTGTTGGAATAAATAAAAGGCATGACGCGAGCGATTCCGCCACAAGTTTCAATATACTTAGTGCCAGGACGCCTTTCCGCAGTCCCGTAAATGAGGGGAATCATATTCTCAAGGATCCTGCAACCCGCCTTATATTTGGACACATCACTGCGAGCATCCACCAAGGGCGTTAACTCCCCCGCATTAAAAGAAACCACTGGACTACGCATAAACACCTCCTTTTCCGTCTTCTATAGTCGGATAAGTCCCGCCTGTCTTTGTCACACCCGCATCATTATAAATATTCAAAACGGACAACACAGAGGATGATATGGCTGTTATCAATGCATCTGTTGTTCCGTGTGCCGTGGTGACATCGTCCTGACTGGTAAGCGGAACTTCAGCAGATCCGTCCCAAATGATCTTTCCAATCGAACTAACGGGCACATCTGTTAATACTCCAGTCCCTTTATATGCAATGATTTGATACGTCCCAGCTGCAATGCCGCTTGGAAAATCTCCAAGGTGTTCACCGCTATCCTGATTCGTTAAAGATACAACATAGTCTGCGACGTTCCCGTCCATCCAGGCTTCCCACGCAGGTTCGCCAGATATATTCCACACCTGACCAGTGATATCATAGACACGAGCATATAGTGAAGCATTCCCGTATTGAATTTTAATCTCGTCAGCCATTAAATCCCGGTTTCAATATCATAGGGCAGTCTTAGTATCGTTCAACCAATATCATTATATTTGTACCACCACCAATAGAGTTTGTCATATGTATATCTGACATTGATAACATGTCTCCAAAATTCCAAAGCCTTAACATTAAATATTCCTTTTATCTATTTGCATTCCATATTAAATATGTTTTTGTTGACTTATGCGAGATATGAATGTACCCAACAACTACAGATACCGTAGTCGCTCCATCCGTAACAACCTGCAAGTCTGCTTCTTTCCAGCCACGGACACCGCCCTGAAATGCGTGAGAGAATTGAAACGATGTAGATGCTGCATCAAGTGTGAATAAATTTTCAGTATTCGTTCCATCACTAAATCGAACGATTATAGTTGACGCGACAACCTTCTTACTTAGAATAACTACCAAGTCTGTTAGCATGATACTTTCATTCGGTATCGCTTCCACAACTGTAGTTGTTGTCGCTGTAGTAATTGCCGATGACTGCCAATGAGCATCAAGAATCTTTACACTCTCTGTAATAAGAGTTGGATAATTTCTAAGTCCTATTTCAGAACATAAGGGTTCACCAGTTTTGTCAACTAAGAAGTATTTCCACATTATTCAACCTTGTCGTGATAATAAAAGTAAACAACCCAGGTCATAACTGATGTTGGATCTGTGCTATTTGCCATTACAAAAGTCTGATTCTTTTCTAATGCGATTTCAGCAGGATAATCCCATACCTTCTCAGTAATTGTACTCGGCAACTGAAGGATGTCATAAGTGTTCCCACCAGTTAACGCCATTGACGCAGCAGAGGTATTACGGTTAAATACCCCCTCTGCTAATTTACCATTGCCTATTAAAGAATTCACAGGAGTCAAATCAATACCAGTTGTTGGCGTACCAGTCACTCCAGTTTTAAGAGTTATTATTCCTCCTGTAGTGATAGCAAGACCTTTAATTTTATATATTCTTAAGTTCTTATCAGACGAATTCTTCATATAAAAGAAATCCCCTGCCACATTAGGGTCACTGTTATAGATTATTGAGTATGCATCCCCATTATCTGCGGCATGAGCCATAAATGGCAAAGAAACACAAACGTTCAAAGAAAAACCTTTATCATTTATTCTTGCCGGGGTGCCATTAGCATCGTTCATAGTTGGCATTTTAAAATTCCTTTAAATCAGTATCAGTTGCGAGCATCAAATGATACTCAATTTTTTTCAGTTCAATCAACATTTGTTCCAATAATATAATAACACGTATATCAGTAATAGGAACTTTTGTGATACCACCTTCAAACGCTAAGGATAGATCTTTTTCATCAATGTCTGTAATTTTGACTTTACTTTGTAATGTGCCTAATTCCACAAACTCTCCTATGCTATGTCGCTATATCTGGCCGATTGCCAAGTCCTCAAGGCATCTCGTCCGATGACCTGTTCCTCCATACGATCCATTGCCCGGACCTTACGCAATAGAATTGCCAAATCCTTATCAACATCCTGTTTAATCTCCAACTCCTGAGACAAGGCCATTGTCAACTTGGATGCTAGGAGAAGCACCATACACTCAATGAAAAGAGTATCCCATGACCCGACATCAGTAACCCACTTGATGTACCTCAAATACACCGCTGTCTCGTCCGTGAGCAGTTGATTCCCTTCAATCTCATAAGTGTAATAGGTCCTACCATCCGGTCTGTCAGAGCCGTTGTAAAACAGAATCAATCTCAAAAAATCAGAGGGCAAGTGGTAGGAATAGGTGTACTGAAAAGCAGGAGTCACGGTATTGGCAGAAAGCTGAATACGGTCCTTGGCAAAAGGCCAATAGTGGTCCTTCATCAAGGCCTTTACGGTCTGATCAAAATACATCCGACAGTAAATAGCTTCAGGTTTGGTGTCGGTAACATCCGTATAATCATTGATCCGTTTGGCCCCAATCCTTGCAAGAGCCATATTCGATACTGTGGTTTTATCAGCCATGATACTCTCTTGATTAATTATTCAGCTATCTTGAGGAATGGAATGGAGTCACATAAACCAGTATCCCCCATCTGAATATTTCCAGCGGCTAATTGAATATTGAAATCATAGCCTGCTGTAGATGTAGTAGTATCGATGTCAGTGATCAAACGATTATTAATTACAAAGACATTATCATCCTCGCAGTCAATCGTCATCCCTGTTGAACAAATATAGTTATCGGTAATCCAACAATTGTATGAGGCAGTTTCATCCCAATCAATACCAATAGCACCCATGATAATATTGTTCGTAATCTTACAATCATAAATCGCGTCAGTATCTTGCATTATTTTAATGGCCGACGCTGTGAATGCCATGGTAGAACTAACCATTGAGAATTCACAATTATCCACAACAAGAAAATTTGATTCTTCTATCTGTAAACCAATTGTTGTGAGTGCTGTTGCTTCAAAATGGCAGTTATGAAACTCAAGGC